ATGAACCGTATGCCATGCAGCATAACCGACGGACCACAGTGGGACGACGATGAAATGTTTCCACCACCACCTAACCCTGACGACGAACATGACAAGCAAATAGAAATGTATGACAAGCAATTCGCTTTAAACATCGGCCTCGGCCTACTCTTAAAGGACCACTGACATGCCAGATTTAATCTATTCAAGAAACGGTAACAACGACTTCTTAACGAGCGATCAAGTACGCGCTAAAGCGCCCGCTGTTTACGCCCACGATTATGCCGAAGACTTGTCCAACAAATACGGCAACTTTAATTCATCACAAGCTATCGAAGTTATGAATGACTATGGATACGGCGTGACACAAGCTGCACAAGTCATGGGCCGAACAACCACTGCCAACTTACACGGCCAGCATCTCATGGCCTTTGCTAAGCGCCACGAAGTAAGTGCATTCACCGAAGAACAGCCAGAGATCATCTTCTACAACTCACATGACGGCAAGTCATCAATGAAGTTGTTCGCGGGCGTCTATCGATTCATCTGTAGTAATGGAATTATTGCAGGCGACGGCTTCGATCAAAGAATGGTTCACTATAAAAGTAACTTAGATAGCTTCGAAGACCTTCTTAAATACACAGCTAACAGCTTAGAAGACATCGCACAGCTAACACACAACATGAAGAACATCACGCCCGAACCTCTGGCAATACAAAACTTTGCAACTAAAGCGCTAGACTTGCGGTACGACTCAGCTACCATCAACAAAGATGTACGTACTCGTAACGCCTATACAGATCGCACAATACACCAAGTGTTAAGCCCTTCTCGGCCTGAAGACGTCGTAAACGACGCCTGGACAGTATTCAACCGCGTGCAAGAATCAATTGTCCGAGGTGGCTTTGCAGTACTCGGCGAGCGAAAACGACACGGACGTAAGTTCGACGGCTATAAAGAAGCTAAAGCGCTTAGTTCAATCAAAGAAAGTGTAGCTGTCAACAGGAAACTCTGGGACATCGCGCAGGAGACTTTAGCCGCATGAGATCATATATTGTATGCTGGAACATGAATGACCAAGACTTCTTCGAAGTGTTTGATACTTACTCAGAAGCCCTGTCCTGCTACGACCTAGTCGTTGTGGACAGCTATGTAGCTGCGTTAACAGCTGTGATAAGCTCCTCAGACTACGAAACTCACCCCGCTTTTAAACTTAAAGAGGCTATGTAATGAGTACACCAACAAATCCCTACGACGCGCTAGTCTTAGCGCTAACTTTAGCCATTAGCGCTCCTGACGACGCCAAAGCAGACGAATGCGCCTACATGGCAGAACAAATTGCCCAGAGCCTCTCGGAAGTTGAAGTCAAACGAGCCCAAAAAGACGCAATGGAAGCATGTAACAGCGCATAAAAAAAGGATCAAATAATATGAAAACTCATATCGAAACTTTAAACGAATACCTGAACACCAATGGATTTCAATCATCCGTGTGGCAAAATCGCAGGATCTACTTGAATGGTTTTAAGGGGAACAAATACGACCGCGACATCAAGGCTTACATCGAGATTGATGAGCCTCTCGATGAGGTGCCTGAGGTCAGCGAATCATCACCCGTACATCCGCTGATGGCCGGTTGTGCTGTGAAGGTTTTTTCTAATGCCGATCAAGACCGCCAGTGGCTTGTGAATCGATCCAAGCAATTCAAGCGCGGGGTCGCCGTTCAACTTCATGCGACTGGCCTGCTAAAGGATGCTCCTCCAGAGGATTGGAGGGAGATGGCATGAATAAATTAATTATGCCGTCTGGTCATAGCTTTATGGGGTGGTCAACTACTGTTGATGGCGTTAGCGCTGGGACTAGTTTCGGTAGAGACGGGCCTTTCGGTTTTGACGACTGTGTCAAAACATGGCCCAGCTCTCACATTGTCGAGTCTTTAGTATTTGCGCCTCTGCTTAACAAAGGATCAGATGATGCATATTATGATTTTGTCAAAAGTATCAAGATGAAAACTAAAGAAAGCAAGGGGGTGTCGTAATGGAAGCATGTAACAGCGCATAAAAGCGTTAATGCTTGAGCTTTATTATTAGCTTTGCTAATATCCTAGTTATTACTAGGAGAGTAACTTTCATGACAATCAACGCTGCTACACCTCGACAATGGAACCAATCTACCTCTAAAGCCTATGTCGACCCCTACGGCAAAAAAAACGCGTCAGACAACGTCTCGGCGCCTTCACATTACACCGCATCAAACATCGAGTGCATTGACTATCTCGAAGACAATCTCGGGCCAGGCTTCGAGTATTTTCTTGAGGGTAACGTCAAGAAATACTTACACAGGTTTCGCTTAAAGCACTCAGAAATAGAAGACCTTCGCAAAGCGCGTTGGTATCTCGATCGATTAATCAGTCATATCTCGCAGGAAGACTGACACTTAAAACATCCAGGAGGATGCAATGGAAACCAAAGAATACTTCAACGAGCTTTCAAAAACCGACAGTACTGTCCACCCTGAGTTTGATACATACGCAGCCGTATGGATCAAATCACGCATGCCCGAAAGATACAAAGAGCTCGTACATCAATACAAAGCTATTGAAGGAGAGATCTATGCACAGCACCAATGTAATGACGCCTCGTCAAGTTAAGCGAGGATGGGACTTTAAAAAAAGAAGCGAAAAAAATAAGCGCGTATTAAAAATACAGCAAATAAACGATCACTGGATTCGCACAAGGCTCACTAAATGCTCATAACACTGGATTTCGAGACATACTTTGATACCAAAGTATCGCTCACAAAGCTAACGACAATGGATTATGTCCGACACGAGAAGTTTAAAGTGCAAGGCGTAGGCATCAAAATCGACCGCGAAGCCACAGAATGGTACGACTCACACGAAGCTGAAGCCGCTATCAATGATATCGATTGGAGCGACGTGGCTCTTGTATGCCACAACACTCCTTTCGACGGGTACATATTAACGCGCTATTACGGCGTTCAACCTAAGTATTACATAGATACTGCGGCTATGGCTCGCGCCCTAGCCCCTGGCCTATCAGCCAGCCTCAAAGACACCGCAATACGTCTGTTCCCAGACGACGAATCAATGCGCAAAGGCGACGAGCTCGCTAGTACCAAAGGTATATACGATCTTGACCAGGAGCTGTCTGACATGCTCGGCCAGTACTGCGTGCAAGACGTTGACCTCACGTTCGCGCTGTATCAAAAAATGCACTTGTCAATGCCCCTTTCGGAGCTAGACCTTATCGACATGACATGCCGCATGTTCTGCGAGCCAAAGCTGATCGTGGACCGCGAAGCACTAGTCACGTTCCGTGACGATACTATCGCGGCTAGCGAAGCTGCTATCGAAGCCGGTGGCGTCGACCGTAAGATACTTAGCTCCAACCAGCAGTTCGCACAACATATACGTGACATGGGCCTCATACCCCCAACCAAGGTCAGCCCAACAACGGGCAAGGACATCCCTGCCCTAGGCAAAAACGACAAAGCGTTTACTCAGATGCAACAGATGTATCCCCAACATCAGCATATATGGAACGCGCGCAAAGCAGTCAAGAGCAGAATAAACGAAACACGCGCGCAAAGATTCATCGACGCGACGCACGATGACGGCACCATCAGTGTGCCATTGCGCTATTACGCTGCGCACACGGGCCGTTTTGGTGGCACTGAAAAGATCAACATGCAGAACATGCCGCGTAAATCACCACTGCGTCTCGCGCTTCAGTCACCGCCTGGTCAGCTCGTATACGTTGCTGACTTGTCCAACATCGAAGCCCGCATGCTTGCGTGGCTAGCAGATGAGCAAGACTTGCTGCAGCAGTTCCGCGACGGCGATGACCTCTACAGCAATCTCGCAACCCGTATCTACGACCGCCCTATCAACAAGCACGACGACCCCACCGAGCGGTTCGTCGGGAAAGTCGCTATGTTAGGGCTAGGCTACGGCATGGGCGCCCCTAAATTCCAGGGGACACTAGAATCTGGTGCTATGGGTGCGCCTATGCGCTTCACAACTAACGAAGCTTACGAGGTAGTCAACACTTATCGAACCACTTACCCTGGCATACCAGCGCTGTGGAACAAGCTAGAGACAAAGCTGGCCAGCACTATTAACCCAGCATTTCATGAGCAATGGCGATGCTTGGCCTTTACAGAAGGCAAGATACATTTGCCAAACGGTCTCGCCCTACACTACAACGACCTCCGTTTCGAAAGTGGCAAGCTAACATACGACAGCCGCCACAAAGAAACCACATGGGGCGGGCGAATCACCGAGAACGTCGTACAAGCGCTATCGCGCCTTATTGTTACCGACGCAATGCTTCGCATAAAAAACGATAAAGAATTAGATGCAGACGTAGTACTGACGGTGCACGACGAAATCATTTTAATTAGCAACGCTAATACTCCAGATGATACAATGGCGAAACTAATTAAACATATGTGCACACCACCTGACTGGGCAAAGGATATACCCTTAGACGCAGAAGGCGGCTACGACACTCGATACAGTAAATAACTATGCCAAGACTAGTCTTAACCCGAAAAGTAGACGAACAGGTCATTATCCATGATAAGGGCGGTGTTTTGGCAACAGTTAAAATATCTAAAGTCGACAGGAATCAAGTGCGCATAACATTTGAAGCCAACGAAGAAATTAAAATCGACCGACAAGAAATTTTCGACAAAACACTTCCCCTACATCAATAAATATTAGCAACACTCATATTCTGCTGTTATACTTTTGGTCCTGTAGGAGGAGCCATGCAATTAACATTTCTTGAAGCCGCTAACGGACAGCGGCTGAGCAAACGACACTGCTCAAAAAATGGGTTTACGCCCTACCCCCACGTCAAAAACGTTACTTCCCATGAATACGACGTGCCTTTAAACAACGCGGGCTTAGCTATGCTCGAGAAGCTCATCCGTGAGCATTCTTCAAAAGGCGACTGTTTACTGAAGGGGGATCTAAAGCGACCACTGATTAACGAATCGCGAGCCGGTAAAACAAACCGTATGGCGTACTCAAACTTGTTGGTGTTAGACATCGATGGGATCACGCTTCCAGATCATACTAACCCCAAAACTTTTGATGACAATGACGTCAGCATGCTAGCTAAATCAGTCATGCGAGAATTACCTGCCGCAGCGCAAGACTGTAGCTTTATCGCACAAGCCTCTGCAAGCCTCGGTCTAAAAGGTGAAAAGATATCGCTACACATTTTTATTCTGTTAACCCATGCAATGCCTGCAAAGGCTATGAAACTGTGGTTTCAGCACTGTAATTTTGAGTCAAAACTGTTTTCATCTCAGCTCGAACTGTCCTCGAATGGACACTCGCTCAAGTACCCACTTGATATAAGCGTCGCAGACAACTCAAAACTCATCTTCATCGCTCCTCCTACCTTTGAAGACGGAACCCACGATCCGTTCGGCAAACAAGCTGACCGGATCGTGCGCGTTTCCGGTATATCAGAAACTCTCGACCTCGCTAAGCTAATGAACGACATAAGCCCCGAGGTTGTGCATCAAAAAAGTAATGAGCATAAAAACAAACTTCGCGTGCAAAGAGGGTTCAATGCCAAGAAAGAACGATTAACTATCGCCACTGTTGATAACAAGTCAGAAGAAATCCTGACTAATCCAGACAGAATGTCCATCAACATCACTGACGATACAAACCCTCCATACATCCGCTGCAACGTTAACGGTGGCGACTCTAATGCCTACTACTTTAAACTTGAAGATCCAACCTACATGTTCAACTTTAAAGGCGAACCGATCTGGTCAATTGAAATAGCAGACCCTGACTTCTACAAGTCGTTGTTCGACGTGTACCAAGAAGAAATGGAAAAAGAAGGTCGTGCAAACGTCCCCGTAGCGATGCGTGACTACCACACAGATACCTATTACAACGGCGTATTCGACCCTAATCTACAACAATTTACTAACGAATTCCCACTCACACCCTGCTCAGCGTCAAGTATAGAAGGCTTTATGCGTTCACACGGGCGCGGCAGACCTGATTTCGTACCCGATGCTCAAGTAATATTCGACCCAACGTGCAGCGGGCCAGCAGTTAACCTGACTAATATCCCATATCACATCAACATGTTCCGTAAGACGGAATACATGCTTCAAGACAAAAAGTATGAGTCTCTTAGCATGGGTGAAGCACATAAAATCGCGCAAGACTGCCCGTTAATATACAAATTATTAACGCACATCTTAGGCGGACAAAACTTAGAAGTTGAGCACTTTACTAATTGGTTAGCGCATATATTTCAAAAGAAAACCAAAGCTATGACCGCCTGGGTTTTACAAGGCGTGCCTGGGACAGGTAAAGGTATTTTCTACACTAAAGTGCTCAGACCCTTGTTCGGCAACGAGCACGTCCCAATGCGTGCATTACAGAACATTGAAGAGCAGTTCAACTTGTACATGCGCCAGGCGCTGTTTCTTGTAGTCGACGAGTTCCATATGGCTTCAGCAAACTCTGGCACCATTAAGATTGCAGATAAGCTCAAGAACGCTATAACAGAAAATACAATGACTATCCGAGCCATGCGATCTAACCAAGTAGAGGTGCCTAACTACACCAACTTTATATTCCTAACCAATCGGATGGATGCCGTAAAGATTGAAGAAGGCGACAGACGTTACAATATAGCGCCGCGACAAGAACAAAAACTAGAAAATGTTTTTCCTGAAGTTATCGCAGGCATCGATAAAATCAAGCATGAACTCCCAGTGTTTGCTGCAATGCTAGAGCACTTTGAGGTAAATGCACAACTCGTCCATACGCCTATAGCCAACAACGCAAAAGCACAGATGGCTCAAGTCACCATGTCTGTTATGGAAGAGTTCTTTGCAGCTGTACGTCACGGTAAGCTCTCGTTCCTTACAGATATCTTAGACATCAGTCTTACAAACGTGCTTCAAGGACAAGAGATTACTACCGCACAACGTTTTGTTAAGCAGTGGATTGCGGAATCACAAACTGAGTACTCAGTAATACCTATGGAGCACTTGCGTGTTGTGTATGGCGTACTCACTGACGACCGTATATCACAACGTGAGTTCATCAAACGCGCAGAACGTAACGGGCTGACTCGTGAACGTAGACGCGCTTACAACGCACCAAGATCAGCTAATCCGCTCACAGGCGTAGTTGTTGAATGGCGCATCGATGGCGAACAATTTAACGAAGTCACTGACAAGTACTTTGATGACAAAGATCGTAAGTTACTAGCAATATAGCTACGAGCTATTATATTAGTTATACTAATGTCTAATATACTCTAGGAGTTGAGATGATAAAACTTACACAAGATACTAGACCAG